GCAAGCCCGAAGAACAATTGAGAGAATTTAACAAGAGTGGCAAAGTGCAGTTGCGTAAATTCTTAGATGATATCAAGGGTGTGGAAACAAAGATGAATGGACGCTTTAATGCTGACACTGTTATTCTTAAAGCAGTAAAGTAATAAATAGTGTATAGATAAGGATACACCATGGCAACACTAGCATCACTAAGAGCAGATACAGTAGACTACATTCGCTTTCGCTTAGGCGATGGAATGGTGGATGTTGAACTCGATCCGGAACATTATGACAATAGCATTGATAAAGCAGTAAAACGCTTTCGTCAGCGCAGTCAAAATGCTTATGAGAGTTCATATGTATTCCTGAGTGTTGTCAAAGAACAGCAAGAGTATACACTGCCAGACGAGATTGAAGAAGTTCGTCAAGCATTTAGACGCAGTGTTGGCAGTGGATCAAGTGATACTGGTACACAGTTTGAACCATTTGAGGCAGCATTTCAGAACACTTACTTGCTACAAAGTGGACGCATTGGCGGCATGGCAACATATGAAATGTACTACCAGTATCAAGAACTAAGTGCAAGATTGTTTGGTGGTTTTATAAACTTTGAATTTAATCCTGTTACTAAAAAGGTTACACTACTTCGTAAGTTCAGTGCAGACGGAGAACAGATTGTGCTATGGACTTACAACCTGCGTCCAGAAAGCAGACTGCTACAGGACAGACACGCTGGTCCATGGATCCAAGACTATGCACTAGCACTTGCAAAGTATACACTAGGCGAAGCAAGATCAAAGTTTAGTACAATTGCAGGACCACAAGGCGGCACAAGTCTAAACGGTGATGCACTTAAAGCAGAAGCACAAGTTGAAATAGACAAACTCGATGAAGAACTACGCAACTATGTTGACGGTAGTGATCCACTCTCATTTATTATTGGCTAATAAGAGGACTTAATGATTATTGGAATTTGCGGACTGATAGGTTCTGGTAAAGGAACTGTCGCTGATATTCTAGTCGACCACGGATTTAAAAAAGTAAGTTTTGCCGACAAGCTCAAAGATGGCGTAAGCACAATCTTTGGCTGGGATCGTGCAATGCTGGAAGGAGACACCGATGAAAGTAGACAGTGGCGTGAACAACGAGACGACTTTTGGAGTGCTGAAACGAAAATGGAAGTCACTCCTCGTCTGGTGCTTCAGTTATTTGGTACTGATTGCATGCGTAATGGCTTTGATGACGGAGTCTGGGTAAGTTTACTTAAAAAGACTATATTGGATAATCCAGGCAACTATGTAGTGCCTGATGTGCGTTTTGAAAATGAAATTGCTATGCTTCGTGACATCGGTGGAGAAGTATGGGAAGTACAGCGTGGACCAGATCCCGAATGGCTTATTCAATATGAAATTACTGGTGTTGAACCGACAGTGATACATCCCAGCGAATGGCGCTGGATTAAAAGTAAAAAAGATGTAGTAATCGAAAATAACAGTACACTAGCCGAACTTAATCGTCAGGTGTTAAGTCACCTCGGCGCCATCCCGTTTTAACTAGTTCTGCATTACAGTTTAAACAAACTGTTTTCAAGTTCTTGTTAGCAACATTAGTTAAATCACCATCAATATAAAACACAGTAACTTGACTTCTTATGACAGGCTTGAACCCACAAGCCTCGCAGTTTCGTTTGACTTTGTATCCACTATCCACCCATAACGGCTTTACAGGTTTGTGCATCTTTAAACACTGTTCGCATTTACGCCTAAAATAAGGCTGATTATCCTTATAGTAGTTTATTGCTTTTGGGCGTTGTCCGCAAGTCTCACAAATCGGTCTCATAGTGTATTTAACGCGGACCTTTAAAGGGATTTGGTAAAACAGGTGTTTTTTAAGGTGGTATGGATAAATATTATATATAAAAAATCTTGTGAGAGATAAGGAACTTAAACATGGCACTAATATCACCAGGTGTAGAAGTCACAGTAATTGACGAGAGTAACTACACACCAAACGAAGCAGGCACAGTAGCAGCAATTGTTATTGCAACTGCACAAGACAAATTAAGCGGCACAGGTTCAGGCATAGCAGCAGGTACTACTGCAGCAAATGCTGGAAAGACCTACCTAATTGGAAGTCAAAGAGAATTAACTTCGACATTTGGTAATCCAACATTTTACAATACCGCAACAGGCTCGCCTATTAATGGTTACGAGCTTAATGAATACGGACTTATGGCAGCATACAGTATGCTAGGTGTAACAAACCGTGCATATGTTATGAGAGCAGACATTGATCTTGCAGAACTAGTAAGCAGTACAAGCCGTCCGCTCGGCAATCCGACAAACGGAACAAATTGGTGGGATGTAAGTGCTGATACACGCTGGGGTATTTTTGAATGGAATCAAAGTACTGGTGCATTTACAAATAAAATTCCAACTGTAATTACAAGTACAACAGATTTGACAGGTGGTGTTCCAAAAACTTCAATTGGTGCTATTGGTGATTATGCATTGGTTGCAACAAACACCAGCAACCCAGTTTACTACAAAAACCGCGGCAATGTTTGGGTACTAGTAGGCAGCGCATCATGGCAGGTCGCACATCCAACAATTGCTGGCACAGTAGCAAGTACAGGTAACGACTTTACAATTGGTAACAGTATTGACATTAACGGCACAACCGTAACTGCAACTGCACAAACACTAACAGGTCTAGTAAGTGACATTAACACTGCAGCAATCACAGGCGTCACTGCAGCGGCAGTTAATGATAAACTAGAACTTTATGCAACAAGCAGTGCAGCAAGTGAGCAGATCATTCTTGCAAACAACACTGGTACAATCCTTACAGATGCAGGCTTAACAGCAGGCACATATGCAAGACCAAAGATTGCACAAGATCCACATTACACTGTTCCAGCCTGGAAGTCAACAGACACAACACCTCGTCCAACAGGCAGTGTATGGGTCAAAACAACTGCAAGCAACTTAGGTTTTCTTGCAGATATTAGTACATACAGTACATCAACAGGTTCGTTTGTGAGTTATAATGCTCCTGCATACGAAAACGATCAAACTGCACTTAAAAATTTAGATACGACAGGCGGCAGTGCAATCTCAGTAGGTAGTTTTTATGTACAATACGATGTAAGCGAAAACGACACAGTAACTTATAAATTGTTCAAGCGTTACAGTGCAGGTGCATTAGCTGTAACTGGTACAGTAAACAGTGCGACACCACTGTCAGGTAGTGATACATTTACAATCAGTGCAAGTGCAGCAAATAGCACAGCATTATCAAGTGCAGTAACAGTTACAGTAAGTGGTACAAGTCTTGCAGATATGGCAAGCGATATCAATGGTGCTAATGTATCTAATGTAAGTGCAGCAGTTAACAGTAGTGGATACCTTGTAATTACACACAGCCTAGGCGGTGTCATTATAATGAAAGACACAAGTGGTACTCCGCTAACTGATGCAGGTATTACAACAAGTATTACAACAGGACAAGTTCGTGCAGGTAACGCAAGTGATCTTATCCTAAGTAACTGGATTGCAGACACTTATACAGCAAGCATAAGTGCTCCAAGTGCAAATCCAGCAGACAATACATACTGGTATGCAGGCGGATTTGAAGCAGACATTATGATTCATGATGGCACAACTTGGAGAGGCTATCAAAACATCACTGACACACGTGGGTATTCACTAGCAGATACAAGTCCAGCTGGTGTCATTTTTAGTACATTAGAACCAACTGTACAAAGTGACAATACTGTGCTAGTTAACGGTGATTTGTGGATTGACACAAGTGATTTGGAAAACTATCCAGCACTTTACAGATATCAAACTGTAAGTGGAGAGCAGCGTTGGGTAGCAATTGATAAAACTGATAATACAACAGAAAATGGTATTATTTTTGGCGATGCTCGCTTTATTGGTGATACAACAACTGATGTTGTTACCGGAACAATTCCAACAACTACTAGTTTACTAAGCAGTGATACAGTTGATATTGACCGCCCGGATCCAACAATTTACCCACGTGGTATGCTACTGTTTAACACACGCCGTAGTACATATGGTGTAAAGCAGTTTAAGAGTAACTACTTCTCACGCACTAACTTTAGTGATGCAACACTTTATCCAACACTTCCTACAGAAAAGGATGCATGGGTAACAGTAAGTGGTAGTACATTTGGACGCAAAGCAACAAGAACTATTGTAGCGAATGCAATGAAGAGTGCGTTAGATGCAAGTGCAGAATTAAGAGAAGATGCAAGAACATTTAATCTTATTGCAGCACCAGGCTATCCGGAGCTAATCAGCAACATGGTAAGTCTGAACAACGACAGACGCCAAACAGCGTTTGTAGTAGGCGACAGTCCAATGAGACTAGCAGCAACAAGCACTGCTATTGAGAACTGGGCAACAAACACAGCGGCAGCAAGTGACAA